ACTAAGGACAAATCTTCAACAGAAGAATTTTTGGTTTATTGTTTTGATTTTGAAAAAAATGATTACACTCTCGGTTGGGCTTTCAACCCAAGATTAGTGAAACGAGCAAAAACTTTAAAGTTTATACTTGATAATGGAACACACTTTTCTTGTACGGAAGATCATAGAGTTTTGTTGAGAAATGGAAAATGGATTGAGGCTCAAAATATTAAAGAGGGACATGAATTGATGCCTTTTTACAGGCTCAAGTCAGAACCACATTTGACATCTCAAAAAATCAATCAATTTGCACGTATATTCACACTCAATGATGGGTGGAAAACAGAACGTAACTTTCTTGATGAATGGCGAATGGGTGCGCAATCAGAAAAACAAGAAAGACTAGCTAAAGTTATTAGATTATTGTCTGCCGGGTTAACAACAAGACAAGTAGCCAAGTTAGTAAATCGGGCGTGGGGTTCTCTGGATGATTTCATTCAAGTACACGGATTTTCTGTACCAGAAATTCGCAACCTCACAACCAGATACAAAGATCGTCGTCGTGTATTACACATAGTTGAAAACGGAGAACAAGACGTATACGACTTGTCCGTCAAAGACCATGAAAATTTTGCTACAAGTACAACTATATTTCACAATTGTCAAATTGGTGAACATAATCATTTATTCGATGTCATCTGCAAAAATAGAGACATTAAAGAAGAATTGGAATTCTTATTTTTTAGCCCTAAAATGCTAAACATGGATCGCAAATTATGGAATATAGCCAAAAACTTGTATCTAAAAGGTGATCACTTTGTTGAACTTGTAATTGATACAGAAGAACCAAAATCGGGTATTCTAAAGATACAAAATCTTCCACCAGATAGTGTCTATAGAATTGAAACAATCAAGGGTAAATTGATTGAGTTCCAGCAAAGCCGAGAAGGTCCAGATTATCAAAGTCTTGCTAAAATCGATGTCACTAAAGCAACGGTGGCAGAATTGGCACAAGCAACTGCTATACGATTTACTCCAGAACAAATAATTCATTTTAGAATTGGAGATGAACGACAACAATATTATCCATATGGAATTTCATTAGTCGATGCTGCAAGAGGACCAGCACATCAACTAAAACTAATGGAAGATAGTATGCTTGTGTATAGACTGGCAAGAGCGCCCGAAAGGCGTGTTTTTTACATCGACGTCGGACAATTGCCACCATTCAAAGCAGAAGGATTTATGGAACGCATGAAAGACTTGTTGCGTAAACGTAAAACTTTTAGTGCTAAGGGTGGAGCGCAAGGCGCATCTCCTGTAGAAGAACGTTGGACAGCTCCTTCTGTTGATGAAGATTTTTGGATTCCACTACGTCCAAATAGTAATACTCGTATCGAAACTCTCCCAGGCGCACAGTCACTCGGGGAAATCGATGATGCATTATACTTCCGCAATAAATTGTTTATTGCGTTGAATTTTCCAAAGAACTACATGGCTCAAGAGGATGCAAGTATCACACGAGTGACCTTGTCATCTGTAGACATTAAATTTGCTAGGTTGGTTGAAAGACTTCAACAAAGTTTAGCTGATGGTTTAATGGAAATAGCAGTTCGTCATTTAGCATTAAGAGGATTTCCAGATCATTTGTTTGATGATCTTCAGATTAAATTAACACCACCTTCTCCTTATCGCGAGATGAGCGAAAATGATGTAACTCAAGCAAGATTTGATCGAGCAATGGCAATAAAGGGATCACAACTATTTTCTGACTTTGACGTACTGACCAGAATTCTAAAGATTCCACCTGATGAGGCAAAAGAGATTGTATCTCGTAGTACCATACAACAACTACAACAACTTAAGTTGCAGATAATGGCACAAAATCCACAACTTCTTGGAATTGCAATGCCTGCTCAACCAGCCCCAGATATGGGCGCAGGCGCGGAAGGGGGTGGAATGAATCCAGAAGCTCCACCACCCGAAGGTGGAGAAGGTGGAGAAATACCAGGCACGTTACCACCACCAGAAGGTGGAGGAGAAGCCCCACCAGCAGCCCCACCAATGATGAAAAAGATGGGTGATGGAAGCAAGAGTGCCGCAGATACTTATGGTCAACCACAGAAGTCTCAAGGATCAGGACTGCCCGATCCAGACCATGAAGACATCAAAAAATACGATCTTGAAATAATGGATTATAGTAAAGAACAGGACGAGGAAGAAATTGATGCGAGCGAACTCGACGATGCTTAATCTCCACCGCCGCCTTCGCCACCTTGACCCATTGGTCCACCCCCACCGCCATCTGCTCGTGGGCGTGTGACAACGTCTGGGTCACTCTTGCCACGTGGCTCTTTTACCGGGAATTGATCTTGCGAAGAACTAGAAGATAATGCCTTGCTAAGTTCTCGCAAATCATCCCTGAATTCTTTATCATCATCTATTTCTCCACTAGAAATAGCTGATTGGACAAGTTGTCTCAACCTTGCTCCATGCTCGGTTGCAATTCTCTGCAATAATTCTGTAACGTCTCCAAGATGATGAATAACTCCATCTTTGTGAGATACAAACTCTTTAAATGTTTTGCTCATGCAATATATACGTTACAGGCATTTAATAAACCTGTTTTGAAAATCAATTATTGATGTATATATAAGCTATGATTTAGCGTAGCGTTCCATCTGGATTGCGAGTCTTTTGAAACACAGCACATGAGGAGTTTGAACATGAAGAGAAAACTTGTTGATTATGAAGTTTTCGAAAAGATGAGAGAAACATCTCTGACGACTACCGTAAAAGAGCTTATTGAGGCTGAAGAGCATCTAGCTCGTGCGTTAGAAGTTGAAGAGTTGAAACTCAATTCGTTCGATGAGTCTACTGTTATCTACGAATCTTCGGATGGCAATTATATCCGCGCAAGTTACGATGTTAATAAGAAAAATGTCCAATTTGACGACGTAGAACAATTGGTTATCAATGAAGAGAGCGAGAAAGAGGAAGGCAGGAAAATCCTTCGTTCTATGCTTGAGTCTATTCTTGACAACAAAAAGGGTGAGGCAGAATCACAATTTGAGCAGTACATGAACCTTCAGAGCCGTCGCTACAAGCGCGAATGTGCCGAAGATTCAGGTGATATTTTGGAAGAAGGATATGCACGTATCTACGGTAGCAAGGAACGGACACATGGCAAGAGTACGCCAGTTATTTCCAAGCGAACTGGTCCAAAGAATCCAAAGAAAGTCGCGGCTGGGAAAAAGAGTTGGCGTGGGGAAGGTCGTACTTCTCACATGAGAGGAACGCAAAAGCGTCATCGCAACCTAACCAAAGAACGTTCACGTCGATCAAAGTACAAGGGTCTTCACCCTAAGTTGCGCGCATTGAATACTGGAGTTCGCTACAGTGGCAAGCGTAAGAAGATGAACGAGTGGTTGAGCCTATCAAATAATGTTTATGGCTATGTTGATTTCGTCAACAATCACCACATCATTAGCGAAACAAAAATCATTAATGAAAACGGGTCATTGGCAGTTTCAATTCCAAGCAGCAAAGTTCGTAATGAAGCTAAATTGCTTAAGATGCAATTTGACAACATGATGAAGACTGATGTTAAGGTTTTGCGTGAAACCGCACGAAGACTCGCACACGATCAAAACTTCTGTACTCTTGTTGCAGATGTAAAACGATATAACAACATTTCTGACAATAAAGAACTTGAAGAATCAATTAACACATTGGTTAGCAAATTCCCAAGTGTTCTTTATTTGACTCAGGAAGAATTGGCACGCACAGTAGGACTGGCACTTGATTCGGCGGGAGTTAACAACTACGACGATCAGACGTGTAAGTTCATGGCTGAAGGCATTCTTCGTGTTGCTCATGGTGCTTATGTTGAACGAGTAGACAAGATCAAGAAATTGGCTAATCGTACCGAACTTTCTGAATCAGATGACAATTATCTTGATTTCCAGAAAATCGTTACTGACTTTTTCCCATCGTTGGATGAGTCAACTCAACTTGAAATGAAGATGTTTGAAGATTTGTACAATGCGGCTGTTGATATTCGTCGTATTGCTTTGGAATCTGAAAACGATGTTGTTCGTAATGAAGCATCTGAATTCATTGTAGAGCTTGAACAAATTCTTAAGGGTCGTCTTGTACCAAATCTAGAGTTGGCTGCTGATGTAGCAGATTGGCTTGAAGAGTTGGCTGAAGGTAATTTGCCAGGAGCAAGTGATAGTTGGGATGTTGTAAAGACTCCACACAAGACTACTACTGGAGATCACCCACAAATGGCTAAGAACGCTAAGGTTCCTGGTATTGCAAGTCAATATCCCGGTGATTGGGGCGATGAGGCACCAATGATTGGGCAAGACAGTAATGCTTGGAATCACGGTGACGAGGCAAGGAATCGCAGTTGGGGGAATTCAGGTGGCAAGGAAACTTGGCCAACATTGAGTAACCCACACGTTCCAGCACCATTTGGTGATTACAAGATGAAGGGTGAAAAGTCTGTTGTTGATGACGATGACGCATTCGCAACTTGGGGAGATGGCGATACATGGCCAAACCTCCAGAACCCATACATTCCAAAGGCTGTAATGCCGAAACAAAGTGTTGAACCTAATAATTCTGTCGAATAAGGAGCTAGAGCATGGATCAATTATATGTTGATTGTGTTGGTTATGCTTTACTCAAAGTAAACGAGTCCGTCAATGGCGTGACTCGTTTTACTGGAAAGTTTCAAGAAGCTAATCAGGTAAACAAAAATAAGAGAATGTATCCATTTGACGTTTTATCGTCAAATGTTGACAAACTTATAGAAACAGTTAAAGAACGTGGAATGTTTGGTGAACTTGATCACCCGACAGATAGTATTGTGCATTTGGCAAATGCTTCTCACTTAATTACTAAGTTATGGTGGGAAGGAAATGTTCTTATGGGTGAAGGTGAAGTTTTAAATACACCATCTGGTAAGGTTCTCAAGAGTTTAATTGATGGCGGGGTTCGCGTCGGAATTAGCAGTCGTGGTGTCGGAAATGGACAAGTTAATAACGAGGGAGTCCTTGTTATTGGTGAAAGCTATAAATTAATTACTTTTGATGCAGTAGCTGATCCAAGCACTTTTTCAGCCTTCCAACACAAAATGACTACGCCAAGCAAGAAGGAATCTTATGTTCCATCTGCGGCAAATCTTGGGAAAAATGAATCAAGAAGCAAAGTCAATCCGAAAGCGTTGATTGGATATTTCGGTCAAGTTCTTCAACAAAGAATTGATGAAGCGAAAAGAAAGATATAAAGTCTCGGTGACTGTGTATCGATGGTGCGCAAAATTGAATGCACCTGCATATATATCGTAAGCACAAAATTGGCTATACGTAGGGAACAATAACCCTGAAGTTAGGGAGTGATTATGAAAACGAGTCAAGAGCAGATTTTGAAAGCACTTTCGGGGTTAATTCCCGAGGACGCACAGAACGATGTTAGCACAGCAATTTCAAGTTTCCTTGAGAACGCAGTAGCTGAACTCGAATCTGAGTATGAAACCAATCTTAAAGAGGGTTTCGCACAGCACCAACAGGATTTAAAAGAAGCTAAAAAGATTGCCGAAGCAGGGTACGCCCAAGCTTGGGATGTTATCGAAGACCTTCGCGGTCGTCTTGAAGTCCAAAAAGAAGAATTTGAGGAAGCACTTGAGGAAGGCTATGAAGAAGCCTATCAAATGCTCACAGAAGAACGAGCTAAGAACGATACACTCGAAGTCGATCTATACGAAGAATATGATCGTAGATTTACTGATGTCAAAGAATACTTGGTTGATAAGCTTGATCAATTCTTGCAATTGCAAGGTGGCAAGTATTATGACATGGCAAAACGCGATGTGATCAATGATCCAGCCGTTGCCGAACACAGAGTAGCTTTTGACAAGATTATCGAAACAGTATCCGCTTACATTTCGGATGAAGATCACGCCTTTGCTACAAGTAGCAAAGTAGATGGTCTAGCCAAACAACTCGATGAGACAAAGGGTCAGTTGAAGATTCTTGAAGGCAAGAACATGCGTTTGTCTATGGAGAACACCAAACTTAATGAGTCTGTACGACACACTCAGGAAGTTATTAATGAATCAGTCGCCAGAGGCGATAGGAAAGCAAGACTAGAAAAAGCACGAAAAGCAGAGGGACGGGGCGAGTCGAATACAGACCGACAGCGTCGCAAGGAGGTTCTCCTTGGCGAACACACTGGGGAACCCGTTGCAGAACATAAATCCGCAAATGACGGCTCGGAGCGGTTTGCGGAACAAGTTGGCGATGAAGTCTTTGCAGACTGGAAACACCTGTCAGGTTTAAACCGTCAGGAAGAAGTCTAAGACTGAATCAAAATTTATCGATAACACTAAAGGAAGACATTTAAATGCAAATGACATTGAATAGCAAGTACCTTAACGAAGCAACGAAGCTGGAAGGCCGTTGGTCTAAGTGGGGTTTGCTTGAGGGTCTTAAGACTAAGTGGGATCGCCAGACCGCCAGCGTTCTGCTCGAAAACCAGCGTTTGATTAACGAGCAAAGCACTGACACAGGCGATATCGCACAGTTCAAGCGTATTTCTATACCGCTTGTCCGCCGTATCTATCCACAGCTAATTGCTAACAAGATTGTTAGCGTTCAGCCACTACTCGGCCCAACGGGTCTAGTTTATTATCTCCGCTTCCGCTACAGCAGCAACAAGGGTGCCACACGTGGTCAAACCCAACCAGGATTCCCTGGTGATGATGCACTGTCGTTGCAGCAACTCGCTTCCGGTGACGGAAACGTCGACATCTGGTATACACACCAGTTCATCTCTGGCGAAAACCAGACGAACGCAGGTGCATATGCCTCTGGCGGTAGCTTCTTCACAGAATACCAACTCGAACACACACCAGTTCTTGCTGGAACGATGACGGGACAAGTATATGACGGCGGCGTATTGATTTACACCTTCGTTGTATCACAGACAGGAACATTCACCTTCACAGCCGTAGGCGCACCAGCACCAACAGTCAGTGGAGCAACAATGAACCTTGTCACAGGTGTGGTCAAGTTGACATGGTCAGCCGATCCAGGCACAAACAACGTTGTGTTCAATTATGAGTACAACATGGAAGGACAAGGCGATCTCCCTGAAATCAACCTCGTTGTTGAGTCAGAAGATATCGTTGCAATCACTCGTAAGTTGAAAGCCGTCTGGACGTACGAAGCACAACAAGACCTCCGCTCACAGCACAACCTCGACGCAGAAGCCGAGTTGACCGCTGTTCTAGCACAGGAAATCAATCTTGAGATTGACCGAGAAGTTATAACTGACCTTCGTAACAATGCAGGCACAATTGCAGCATGGGACTTCAATACCGCCCTTGGTGATACCATCAAGGAAAAGTACGAAAGTCTTTATGTTAAGTTGGTTGAAATCAGCAACGTCATTCACCGAAAGACTTTGCGTGGTGGTGCTAACTGGATTGTATGTTCACCAGAAGTTGCTTCAATCTTTGAGACGGCAACAGCCGGTTTCGCACCAACAATGTCTGATACTTTCACAAGTAGCCTAGGCATCCAGTATGTAGGTACTGTTAATAGCAAGTGGAGATTGTATAAAGACCCACTGTTCCCAACAGGACAAATTTTGCTCGGATACAAGGGCGACAGTTACATGGACTCAGGTTATTTCTATTGTCCATACGTACCTTTGACCCAGACCCCAACAGTTCTCGATCCAGATTCGTTCACACCTCGCAAGGGTTTGATTACGCGATATGGAAAAAAGTTATTGCGTGAAGGGGCTAAATTCTACGGACGCATGTCGATTGCGAACTTCGTAATCTGACGTAAAGTCCTTGCAAATAAGGACTTACAAAGACCCCGAGGCATATGCCTCGGGGTCTTGTTTTTCGACTATAATTATTCATCCATAGAATTTTTAGCAAAAAGGTATTTGCGTTGGGAGAAAAATAATTGACATACTAGGTTAATTATGATACATTTGTATCTTCCAATTAACAGGAGCAACTTATGAACATTGAAGAATTTACTGTCAAATACAAAGCCAATAAAGATATCGATATAATTGAAATTCAGTGCGACCATCCAGAATGCAAAAATCCAAATAAGTCAATAAAGAAAGTTTCTGCCAAAAGAAACATTATGAAAAAAGGACAATTTGTTTGTAGAGAATGTTTTATGACTCACGAAAATCCATTGTTTGTAAAAAATGAAGTGAAACGACAAACGAATGAAATTATAAACGTTATATGTCCAGAATGTAAATCTAGTCGAGAGATGAAACAAAATTGTTATTTTGGCAAAATGGAAAAACCATATGAACAAGTATGTAAATCTTGCGCTCAAAAGGGTAAGGAGATTTCTGAAGAACAACGAGATAAAATTAGCCAATCGCTTACAGGACGTGAATTAACTCAAGATCACAGAGACAATATATCTAAATATTGGAAAGAGCATCCAGATTGTATTAGTAGAGAAAATTTGATTCCTGGCATTGGCGGAGGATGGAATTCCGGACTGAAGACTCCTCAAGAAGTACGAGACAAACAATCCAAATCAAATCTTGGTATTAAAAAGACTGAAGAGCATTGTGAAAATATTTCCAAAGGTCGGAAAGAAATGCTTAAAGAACAAGGTGGATTGCTTCCAGAAACAAAAGCTAAAATCAGCCAAGCAGTTGTGCGTCAATATCAGAATGGATTTGAGCCACAAACGTATCATCGACGTGGTAGGCATATAACTAAAACTGGAGATGATATTCCATATCGATCTTCTTATGAAAAGAAAGCGTTTTTGATGCTAGATGAAGATGATACTGTTTTGAAATATGATTACGAACCGTTTCCAATTGTGTATAGAAAACCAGATGACGACCACGATTCAAATTACCTAATAGATTTATTAGTTTGGTATAAGGATGGGAGCAAAAAATTAGTGGAAGTAAAGCCAGTATGGAGACTTAATAAACCAACAGTATTAGCAAAAATTGAGGCGGCAAAAAACATTGCTATAAAACTTGGTATGACATATGAGACGTGGACAGAGATAGAATTATTTGATGGCTCTGAACAGTTAGCCAAAGAATTTTGCGAATCATTAGATTGATATTTTAACACCCGGCATATGCCGGGTGTTTTTATTTAAAATTTAATGCAAAACAATATATACCAGCATGAAATCTTATGCTGAATGGCTGAAAATTAGAGAAATGGCTGGCACTGGTGCTATAGTCAGCAAAAAAGACTGTAACAACCCCAACTTCCAGATTTGGGGAGACTTATGTAACAGCAAGAAGAAGAAAGTAAAAGAATCTACTGACGATGATGATACGCAAACGCATGTAACCAATAAGGTTGCTCATGAGTTGGGACGTAAACTACCTGCTAGAAAACTAAGTCGTTTCATTGGCAAACCACATCCAGGCAAAAAAGCATCAACGTCAGAATTGATTGATTGGTATCATTTTCATACATCTAGGCGAAACATACCTGTTTCAATGTCAATGAATCAGTTAGAAGACCCAGATGAAATGGAACGAATAGCAGATCAATTTCACAAAAGCAAAAAGAAAGAATCATAATGTTTCACCCATTTTTTGTACAGCGAACCAAACTACTTGCACGTCTTGGACTACGCAGAAAAGGATGCACGTCACAACAAATTGAGGATGTACTTAATGATTACAACCACGATACGATTATAGCTGCAGCTGCAATTGAAAATATATCCATTCCTGTATTTGATACTGAAGTTGGAGTAATTGGCGATGGAACTATTTGGCACAAGATTGTTGATTGGATCAAATCACCAGAAGGACAAGCACTGATTGCCGCAATTATTAAAATGTTGTTCATTTTGATAACCATGATGATATGATACGTTATGAAAGTAAAAACAATTGATGGTGAAATACATGGTAAAGACAAAGAATACATAATTAATTTATTTGGTGATTTTGATTGGCTTGGATACAAACAACTTATTGTCTCTCCTGAAATGATTATGGATTTGGGTTATACGGGCGGCGTAAAACCGCAACCATCGTACTCGATGGCGAGCGAAGCGAGGGCTTGCCTTGCGGATGTAAGCCGCCATTCTGGTAGCACACTGAAAAATAATTCTCAGACCACATTTTTATAACGTTTTCCGCCAAAAACATTTTGAAGTTTTGCATATTGTATAAATACTTCATGTGAACTTTTTGAACGAAGGTCAATTTGTCATGGAAAGACTAGGTGAGAAATGAAATTGGCATTTTGGATAAACTTTATATTATTAGTTACCATTCAGTCTTTAGACATGGCTTTAACTGAACGTTACATTGGCAATAATTGGAAGAATGAAACTTTTCCGATTATGTCGTGGATGATAAAAGAAATTGGCATTCACCCTGCCCTTTGGATTTGCCGAATCTTCACTTACATTTGTTTATTTGGATGTCTGAGATTTAGAAAATATGAATGGATAACTGATTCACTGACTATTATTAATTTGTGTTATTGGACGGCAATGACTGGTTGGCTATTCAGCCTACGAATAATCAACTGGCCAATAGGTCATAACGGACTTGTTCCTTTTTGAAGAAATTGTATGAAGTTCATTGTATTTATCATGGCTGTATTGGCTATTTATTTCGTTACATTGAAACCAAAACCAACTCCATCAGTTGATCCACGAATTACTGAAATTAAACTAGAGAACGAACAAATAAAACATAGACTTGCTTTGATGGCAAGTCTATTGAATGAAAACATGGCAGTTGTTCAATACGGCGGAGATGATTTCGTTTACCATTCTTCGGAGCCGAAAGCCCCTACATCGTAGATGTTGCACCGCCGCTTTGGGCGGTGCAACCCTTTAGGGTAGGGGTGAAGGCGATGCACTAAAAATTGAAGCAAAAACAAATACTACTTTTTGTGGAATAAAACACTAACAACTGACTCTATTATGTTGTATCACCACGAAAACCAAGCGGTGATGCAATCAGAACACCCCGAAAGGGGAATAAACTACGGGCGGAACGCCCGAAAGTAAAGCCCGTGGACTTGGTGTAAGACCGTGCATCCTTAATTGGATACTTAGGCGACCGAGGTTGAAACGGGAAGCCCCGACCCTTTAGGGTCGTGGGTAGTTCACATTGACAGAAATTGGAAGTTGACTTCATCACCAAAATATTTAAATCTTAGTGATGAAGATAAAAAATGGATTGATCAATTTGTCAAATGATAAAGTTTGCCACCTTGATATTAGCGTAGAAGTCTTCGCCTCCTGGTATAAGCTTGTCAGAATATTCTGTAATTAAACCTTTTCTTGGCGTGAACGAGTCTGGATCAAGAAACATTGGAGTTTGTTTGAGTAGGATTCTTGGTCCGAAAATATATCCAGCATCATAAGGATGATTGCCTTTGTATCCCATCAGAATATTATTAGGTTGGAATAATGGGTCTTTATAAAGTTTCCACTTCCCATTAATAGTTCCACAGTAAGAAATTCCAAGACTTGCCGACCATGTATCACTATCAACATATGCAAAACCAGATGAGACAGTTTCAAATATGCTGGCTATTTCAGGAGAAGTAACAATCCAATTTGCTTTCCCTCTACCAGTTTTTGCTTCAATTTGCTTAGAGACAGTATGTAATTCCATATACAAACTTTCGTACTTTTCTTTGATTGTATCACCCAATGACGTGGCGAAATCCCACGTCCAATTAGTTCCTGCAAATTTAGACATAGTTAGAAGTGATCTGCGATCTAATTCCAATGTCACTTCTTGTGCCAAGATCGCTGTTAATTCTGCTTCCGCATCAAGTCCGTTGTGACTTCTTAGGTCTTGCGATACTTCGTAGTTCCAGACAGTTTTGAGTCTATATTCTTTTGCTTCAACTTCTTGCTTCTCCATGAAAGTTTTATTTCCTTCGTGGGTCAAGTAGAACAAATCATCCTTTTTGTCAAACAATGGTTGGACGCTGGCAATTTTGTTAATTATTAATCTTTTCAAAATCCTCATGCAAATAGGAATAGAAATTCGTTTGAATTGATGATCATTATGTGTTTCATCGAACAATCTTTGG